AAAAGGAGATAATGATTTAGTATTAAGAACAGGAAATTCAGCTACAAGTTATATTCAAATTATTGATGGAGCAAGTGGTAATATATTATCAATGCTTGATACAAATGGTTATTTTGATATTAAGACATCAAGAACTGCAGCTTATCCAATAGCACATTTTAGAAATGATGCAACAAGTGGAACAGCAGATGCTTATTTAGAATTAGTTACAAAAAGTACAGATGGTGATTGTTATATAAATTTAGGATATAGACCAAATGAATCAAATTGGAAACAATGGTCTATTGGTATGGATGCAAATGATTCTGATGCATTTAAAATTCTTGGAGAAACGGGAGATACGACAAAATTATCTATAGATGACACAAGTGTTGATGCTAGTTTTAAACTTGATACAAGTGGTAATGCGACAATATCAGGAACAGTTACAAGTAGTGCAGGTGTATGTGGAGGCCCTAAAGTTACTAATTATGTTACTAATGATGCAGATGATACAATGGTTGGTACATTGACTATTGACAAAAATAATACAGCTACTGATACAAGTACAACAAGAGCAGTACATATAGATTATGACCATACTGAAATCTGTGCATCAGGACAAACTATAACTACACTTGGTCTTGACTTGGATATGAATTGTGAAAGTGTTACTCATGTTGGAACTGTCAATCAAACTGGTGTTGATATTGATATGGTAGCTGCAACTGATGGTACTCAAACAAATACAGGTATTAATATAAGAACAAGTGGAGGTGATGAAAATACTGGATTAATTATTGATACTTCAGGAACACATATAAAATTAACTGCATTAGCAGACCCTTCAAATGATTATGCTACATTAGCCGTTGCTGACACAGGAGATTTAACTATAGCAACAATTGGAGATGGAATTAGAGATTCGGATTTATTATTAGATATTGATGGAGATATTGAATTAAATGCTGCTACTGGTACAATAAACTTTAAGAATAATACAGATGGATTATTAAGTATCACCTCAACAAGTATTAAAAGTGAATTACCTATATTAATAAAAGAAGCCTCTGCAGCAGCTGCGGATGTAAATGGATATGGTCAATTATGGGTTAAAGATACAATTCCTGAAGAATTATGTTTTACAGGAGCAGATGATGGAACAGATATAATTGGTATTGGAAAATATCATTACGAAACTAAGTTTATAGGTTTTTATGCAGGACAAACTGCATCGTATCTTCCAATAACAGGATATATTCTTGAGGGAACATCAACTACAAATAGAAATGAATATCAAGGTTTTTGTGCTCCATATAATGGTACTATAGAAAAAGTTACATATAGGTCAGAAGTAGCGCAAGATGGCAATATTAGTTTTAGAGTATTAGAAGCTGACGATGGTACAGAAATTCCAGGTACTATACATTTTAGAAAAGAAACAGCTGTTGACATTGCAGATGATATATATCAAGAGTTAGATATGACATCTCCAACTACAGGTTCAGATTATTCACCTTTAACAAAAGGAAAAATCTATCAGCTTTATATATCTACACCATCTACTGGTTATGATACAAATATAACAATTGTATTTAAATGGAATATTACATCATAATAGGAGATTTGTATATAACGATAATTTGTAATATATTTAAGAGAAGAATTTTATGACAAAAGGAGAGAAATAA